TACACCAAGCAGGTCAAGGCCGCTGCGGTGCTGAACAATGGATTTGACTCCGCCTATGATGGTGGCGACGGTCAGCCCCTGTTCTCCAACGCTCACCCCCTGGTCTCGGGTGGCACCAACAGCAACATCCCCACGACTCCTACCGATCTCAATGAGACCTCTCTTGAGAACGCAGTGATCCAGATCGCTGCCTGGACAGATGAGCGCGGACTGCTGATTGCAGCCAAGCCCAAGAAGCTCGTCGTTCCCCCTGCCCTCCAGTTCGTGGCCACCCGTCTCCTTGAGACTGAGCTGCGTGTTGGTACGGCGGACAACGACATCAACGCCATCAAGAACAATGGTTCGATCCCCGAGGGATACACCATTAACCACTTCTTGACGGACACCAACGCCTGGTTCCTGACCACGGACGTTCCTAATGGTATGAAGCACTTTGTGCGCGTGCCGTTGCAGAACTCTATGGACGGTGACTTCGATACTGGCAACGTGCGTTACAAATCTAGGGAGCGTTACAGCTTTGGGTGGAGTGACCCGCTCGGGATGTACGGTTCACAAGGCTAAACCCTTATTTTACAAGGGTTTGAGAGGGGAGCTTAGGCTCCCCTTTTTATTCAATGTTGCGTTATTTGTTATGCTGAGATAAGATGCTCATACCCTGTATCTAAGGAGCGAGCCATGGGAATGGGAATCTACAAAATCATCAATGTCGTAAATAACAAGTTTTACATCGGTAGCGCTGTCAACTTTAGCCGACGGAAGGCCAGACACTTTTCAGAGCTGCGTCATAACAAACACAACAATCGATGGTTGCAGGCTTCGTGGAACAAACATGGAGAGTCGTCTTTTGTGTTCGCAGTGGTTGAAGAGGTGCAAGACAAGGCACTCCTATTGGAAGTAGAAAACCGCTGGCTTAAAGAACACGTTGGCAAAGACTATTGCTACAACATAGGAGTGGACGCCACAGCGCCAATGTTGGGAGTGTCAGGAGAAAACAGCCCAACATGGGGAAGGAAAAGAACGTTAGAAGAATTGGCGGCACAAAATTGGTCAGGTAAAAAACATTCTCTAGCTTCCAAAGAAAAAATTAGGCAGCATCTTTTGGGAAAACCAAAGTCTGCTGCTGTTCGCGCCAAGATCTCTGCGACCCTATCTGGCCAGGGTAACTTCTGGTACGGCAAGAAGCGTCCTGACCACGGCAGCAAAGTGAGCAAGCCAATCAAGGCGTTCAAACCAGATGGAACAACTGTTACATACGAGAGCATCCAAGCGCTTCGCTTAGATCTAGGTATAAAGCCGCCGACGATTAATCGCGCATTGAAATCCGGCAAAGTTTTAACGCGTGGACCGTTTATTGGATGGCGCTTTGAATATGCTTGACTCCCTCACAAATCCCTGATACAAAGAGATAAGTCTAGGATTTACCACCCATGCAGACTGGCCTAGCAGACTTAGTAGAGACGGCATGGGGAAGTGCTACTACACAAGGAGTTTGTCATGGCACGTACTACCTTCTCCGGGCCAGTCGCCTCGGATAACGGGTTTATCTCCGGCACCGCTACTGATGAAATTGCGGTCACCTCTGCTTCCAACGTTTCTTCTTCTTACGTTACCGCGTCAAACACGACTGGTGATGTACGACTGAACTATTCCCGTCTGACCTTTACCTCTACTGGTTCTGGTGAGACAGCTCGTTTCCTTACCCGCGTAACTGGTGCTAATGGCGCTACCGGTGGCACGATTAACGGTGCACATATCTCCCTGTCCATTAATGGATCTGGAACGATCTCTGGTGCCGGTAATGCTCTGCGCGTAACTCTCGGTGGATCTTCTACTGCTCCTGGCGGTACGATTTCTGCAATCCAACTGGACTCTGATTTTGCCTCTGGCGGCTCTTGGTCTGGTGCTACTTACCTGCGTTGTACGAACAGCGGAACTGGAACTGTTAGCGCTTTCTTGCGCGTTCCTGCCCCGGCGTCTGGTACGGTTTTCCGTGCTGCCGTTGGAAGCCCGGCTGCTACCCACACGATCCCTGTGATCAGTGATAACGGGACTACGTACTACATTATGGTAAGTACGATTGCCTAATGCAGATAACTAAAGAGTTTCTGCTAGAAGAGATCAAGCAAATGGAACAGCAACGCGCTCACGCACATGACGTGGCCGTTGCTTCCCAGGCTGCCATAGATACGATGAAAGCTATGCTGGCCCGTCTTGAACTACCAGATCCAGTGGAGAGCCAAAATGGGAATGCAGTCTGATGTTTGGTCGGCTACGTGGTTTAACAACACAGCCGCATTAAAAGCCTCCGGTTCTATTGCTGGAACTGGAGCAATCACATTACTTACCACGGCGGTTGGATTCAACGGCGTCGGTGCAAAAGTAACAGTTACCTCTAGTGGCGACGAAGACGATACCGAGTTTGAGGTTGTCGGTATTGGTATGGATGGCCAGCAGATTACTGAGGTAATCACTGGTGTAGATACCAATACGGTCGCTAGTACCAACTACTACACCTCGATTGTCTCGATCTCCAATGACACCGCATCGGTAGGCAATATCAGCATCGGGCTGTCCGGCCTGGCGCTCCCTAAGTGCCGTATCCGTGGTCTGTACTACACCGGCGCAGCAAGTGCTGGGTCTGTGGTAATCACTCGGTACAGTGACTCCCGCAAAGTTTTAAACGTTGTAAGCCCGGCAAACTCTGGTGCTAATGCGTTTAACGTGTGGGTGCCCGGAGAGGGAATTGTGTCCACATATACGTTGAATGACTACGCAACAGTGGCTCTGACGCAAGTCGGTTCTGCAACAATCTTGTGTAGCTAATCATGGCTAAGGGCATGGGCATTAAAACCTCTGTGAAGTCGGGCAACTTCCGTCCGACTAAGCAGGGTGCTGGCATGACCGAAAAAGGCGTAGCAGCTTATCGTCGCGCCAATCCAGGATCAAAGCTCAAGACTGCTGTAACAGAAGACAAGCCTACTGGAGAACGGGCAAAGCGCCGCAAATCATTTTGTGCACGGTCTGCTGGACAGATGAAACAGTTTCCAGAAGCCGCCAAAGATCCCAACAGCCGCATTCGGCAAGCAAGAAAAAGGTGGAAATGCTAAATGGAAATGATGATTTGGAATATCGTCTTGTCGGCGATAGTGGGAATTATGGGCATGTTGCTTAAAGGCAAGTTCGATGAGTTGAACCGCCTAAGCATCCTGCTCAACAGGACGCGGGAAGAAGTAGCGCGGGACCATATTACCCGTGCAGAGGTACGGCAGGATCTGGATAAGATTCGGGAACATTTTGACGATGGCTTCCGCAGACTAGAGGCCAAACTTGACGCGATGGCGCAGAGGAAAGTATGAAACGCAAAGTCAAACGGTATGAGAACGGCGGTGACATTGAAGATGATGCCGTCAGTCTTGAGCAGACTGGTGGGTTTGGCCGGGCTGCGGTACAAGAAGCTGCAAAGCGGCCTACCTTTGCAAGCACCGTAGGTCAAATAGATGATCGTGATCGTCGAGAAATGGCGATGGCAGCTATGGCAACAAAGAGGCCAGCCAAGTCTGCGGTTGTAACAAAAGAACAGATGAAAAAAGCCGGGTTTGATAACCTGCGCGACTATTTGAATGCTCAACGCGGCCTGACTCGCCGTGGTTCAGCAGCAGCTCCGGCAGCGCCCAAATCTATGGGTCCAAGCAGCCAGGACATAGACCGCATGGAAGCCGCGCTGAAAGCCTCAAATGTCCGCGATGAGCGTAGATCCTACGAACAGGGCAAAGACGCTACAGCAGCCGCTAAACGCGCCGCAGATATGCAAAAAGAACGCGCTGCATATCTCAAAGAACAGGCCCGTAAGAAAGAAGATACTCAGACAGGTTCTGAGCGTCTTGCTCGCAAGGCTGAAGCATTTAGAACCAGAATGCGCGAGCAGGCTGGTGGCATGAAGAAGGGTGGCATGGTCGCATCTAAACGCGCAGACGGTATTGCTCAGCGCGGCAAAACCCGTGGAAGGATTATCTAAATGGAACAGGAACGCAAGGACTCTACCCGCACTAAGATGATCAAAGAAGCAAAGATCGAAGATGACTTCTTGGGCATCAAAAAGGGTATTAAATATGCGACGACAAAAGCTAGTGAGCTAGCTGATCGTATGGGTTATACCCAAGAAGATGAATACAAGAAGCCAATTAAAAAGGCCAAAGGCGGTTATGTTCGGTCCGCTGATGGGTGTGCAGTCCGTGGTAAGACGAAAGGAAAAATGGTATGAAAAAGATGATGACTGGTATGGGCCCAACCAAGATGGGTGCTGTTAAGACTGCTGCTCCCAGCAAAGATGGTGTGGCCGTTAAAGGCAAGACCAAAGGCAAGATGGTCAAGATGGCCGGAAACAAAATGGCCAAAGGCGGCATGACCAAGATGCGCGGCGGCGGGAAGTGCTAAATGATGCCTAGTCGCGGGATGGGCGCTGTTCGGGCGTCCAAAATGCCAACTGCTAAAACAGGGAGGCGGAAAGATGGAGACACTTTCACTCAGTATAAAGAGGGTGGCAAAGTCAAGTCTCGCGTTAATGAGGCAGGCGTTTACACGAAGCCTGGAATGCGTAAAAGCCTATTTGAAAAGATTAAGGCTTCCGCGACTCAAGGGACGGCTGCGGGTCAATGGTCAGCAAGAAAAGCACAACTCTT